GAGAGAAAATAAAAGATATATTAATTCATGGCATAAGTGCAGCAGCAGCTTCTCCTGTAGAAATAACATCTGTAGGCGAAGCAAATACTACAACAAATGCAGGAGTTATTGCACCGGTGCCTCCCGAGCAAAACCCAGACGCAGCCGATCCAAGAGGCCAAGAACAATTGCCAGATTTAGTGCCTAAAGAAATTCCAAACCCCTTGCCTGTAGATGCTTTGCCTAATATTGATGATATTGCTCCTGAGCTTCCATACCCAGACGATATTATAAATGATGCGTTAGGCAGTGTTAGATCATTATTTCCTGACGATCTTGCAGGGTGTGTAAATAAAGCAGTTACTGATGTTACAAATAGTTTAAGCGATACTGTAACAGATGTTACAAATGCTGTCACGGATGTCGCTAAAAGTTGGATTAATACATAATGCCTAGAAATGAACCACCTAGAAAAGGAACAACTTATACAAGGTCAACACGAGAACTGCCACCTATTAAAGCAGGTGTTCCTTACGAAGCTGTTGTAGTAAACAATTTAGATGTGAATAGTATGGGCACCTTAGAAGTAGAGCTTTTAAATTATACTTCTGCGGGAAATTTGCCAGAAAAAAGTGGACAACTTGAAACAGTAAAATACCTTAGTCCATTTTATGGCGTTACACCGGGTAACGGTTTAACACAAAACGATGGTTATGAATACACCCAAAAAAGTTATGGATTTTGGGCTGTACCACCAGATGTTGGCACTAAAGTATTAGTTATTTTTGCTGAAGGTAATAAGAACTTTGGTTATTGGATCGGATGTATCCAAGATGATTACATGAACTTTATGTTGCCAGACGGTCGTGCAGCTACTTCTCTAACTACTGATAATACACCTGAACACCTCAAAGGAGGAAAACTGCCCGTTGGTGAATATAATAAGGTAGTAGAAACTGGCGAAAAAGTTGATCCTACTTTATTTGATAAACCTTATAATAAAGATTTTACCCAAATATTAGAAGTACAAGGTTTACTCTCAGACGAAGCCAGAGGCACTACAACATCAAGTGCTAGACGTGATTTTCCTAGTATGGTTTTTGGATGGAGCACCCCTGGACCTAGAGATAAAAGAACTAACTCACCAAAATTTGAAGTTGGCCCTGATGGCAAAAAAGTACAACTTCCGTACAATAGACTAGGCGGTTCTAGTATAGTTATGGATGACGGCGATGAACGTTTTGTAAGAGAAACTCATGCAGAAGATGGTCCTCCTAGATATGTTAACAAAGGAGCTAATTTTCCAGGTGGCGACGAAACAATACTTCAAAATGAATTATTTAGGATAAGAACCCGCACCGGTCATCAAATACTTCTCCATAATTCAGAAGACTTAATTTATATTTCTAATAGTAGAGGAACTGCGTGGATAGAATTAACAAGCGACGGCAAAATTGATATACATGCACAAGATAGTATCAGTGTGATGAGCAACCAAGATATTAACTTTACAGCAGAACGAGATTTTAATATTGATGCAGGTAGAAATATTAATATGAGAGCGCAAGCACGATACAGTGACGGACAAAAAACAATGGACGGTCTTGAGTGCGGAAGGGTCCAAATAGAAAGTAAGTATGATACTAATATATTAGTAGGTGACGGATACAAGAGAAATGTCTTAGGTACAAGCAACGTAAAAATAGATCAAGAAAGTTATATAACAGTAGCAGGAAACCAAGATACTACTGCTGGTAATATTTTTGATACATCAAAGGGGACTTTTAACCAAAAGTCTGCTCATAGTTTTTACAGAGAAAGTGCAAGTAATATTAATGATTTAGCAGCTGGAATTTATAATAACAAAGCTGATGGTATAAATTTACATTCTTTATCTGACACAAAAATACTAAGTGTGGCAAACTTTGACACAATTACACAAGGCAGCCAATTAACAACAGTTACAGGTGCATTTGATATTCAGTCTGATTCACAACATTTTGAAGCAGCAAATGGTATTAATATGCTAGGCGGAACCGCAATTGCAGGAGATGCAACTAAAATTTCTTGGAATACACAAAAAGCTGTCGCAGGAACAGCAGCATCAACTGCACTTAGCGCAACTGCTGCAACTGCTGCAAAACCTGCAGAACCGATTATTCCCTTACCGCAAGTTGTTTTACCTTATGTATTTACTGGAGCACAAGACACGGTGCCGTACGAAAGTATACTCACAAGAGCTCCACAGCACGAGCCTTGGCCGCATCATGAAAATCTTAATCCGCAAGGATTTAAACCTGATCAAACTGATAGAGAATCAACTGGACAATTAGCACCAGCGGATAGAATACTTACACCAGATACATTCACAAAGTCTAAGTCTAATATTCAACAAAGTTCTCAAGTTTTAGGTTCTTCTGGCAATGACAATTATGGGACACACGGTGATGGACAAATTGTGTTAGGTGAAGTTGAAATACCAGAAAACGTTCCTGGAGCAAGCCAAATTAGATCAATAGAAAACTTTGAACTTGATTTAGAAAGAGGAGATCGTACTGGTTGCAACAGATTCTTTAAGGGAGACGGCCCATTAGGCACTATCACTACTAAAAAGAGAGGTATATCAACACAAATTGCAGAGGTTTGGGTACCTAATTTCCAGGGCTTTATTGATGCTTTGGAAGATAGCGGATATGAAATTAAAACATTGCTTGGTTATTGCAAACGTAACATAGGAAATTCTAGCAGATGGAGTACACACGCCTCGGGTGCTGCAATAGATATAAACCCACCAAATCCTGTTAAAAATACATTCCCTAACGGATGGTATCAAAGCCGTCCTGTAAATGCACCAATGACAGACATGCCTGAAAACACAGGAGAATTAGCAAAATCGTTTGGACTAGGATGGGGCGGTGCCTGGACAAATTCTGATGATGCTATGCATTTTAGCACTGCTGCTAATGAGGGCGGAAATTATAGATTTGTTCCTGGTATAATACCACAGGGTCCTAGTACTGATCAACAGATTACAGACGAAGGCGATCCTAGAGGCAGAGATTACTATCAGGCACCTGCAAAAGAAATTACAGAAGAAAGTGAAGCAGAATCACCAACACCTACAGAAAATACTAATAATCCAGGACCACAAAATGCTGACGGAACCTCTAATGTGCAATAGGTAAATACAATATGAGCGAACTTGAGCAAAATATTTACAAAAGAATACAAGTACCTAGTACAAATATTCAGCCAAAGCCATCTAGGTCTTATAGAGGATTCTATTCAGGAAATCCTACAAAAGGGTTTAAACTGTATGATCATGATTTAATCAAACAAGACTTAATAAATCATTTTCATATAAGACAAGGAGAAAAATTAGGAGATCCTGGGTTTGGATGCATAATTTGGGATATCTTGTTTGAGCCATTTACTCCTGCATTACAACAAGCAATTATTGAGAATGTTACTTTTATAATAAATTATGATCCTAGAGTACAGGCGGAGAATGTTATTGTAGATACCTACGACAATGGTATACAAATTACTGCAACAGTAACATTTTTAGATTATGCAATAAGCGAAGAAATGCGTTTTACATTCGATCAATCAGTTGGTTTAAGTCTAAGAAATTAAACACGCACATAATTAAATCATATAAATACTTTGTAAAAAGGAATGTGCTATGTCTTCAAGTGATAGACAGACTAGGCTTTTAGTAGCCGAAGACTGGAAAAGAATATATCAAAGTTTTAGGAACGCAGAATTTCAAAGTTATGATTTTGATAATCTTCGCAGAGCGATGATTAATTATCTGCGTCAAAATTATCCAGAAGATTTTAATGATTACATTGAATCTTCAGAATATCTTGCTCTAATAGATATGATTTCTTTCCTTGGGCAAAATTTAAGTTTTAGAATTGATTTAAACGCAAGAGAAAATTTTCTAGAAACTGCAGAAAGAAGAGAAAGTGTGTTACGTTTAGCACGTATGCTTTCATATAATCCAAAGCGTAATCAAGCTGCAAACGGACTCATGAAAATTACAACAGTAAAAACTACTGAGACTTTATTTGATAGCTCTGGCGTAAATTTATCTAATAATGTAATTAAATGGAACGACACTTCTAATAATAACTATTTCGAACAATTTACAAAAATTTTAAATGCTGCATTACCAGTGAATAATTCCATAGGTAATCCTTTAAAAAATGCAAACATTGAAGGAATACAGACACAGAAATATAGATTCAATGCAACAAATACTGACACAGCAATTTTTCCGTTTACAAAAAATATTGAAGGTAATAGTGTTAGATTTGAAATAGTAAGTGCAGATATTTCGAATACAACTATAAAAGAAGAAGCTCCGTTGCCTGGAACATCTCCTGCATTTTTATTTAGAGACGACGGCCAAGGTGCAGGAAGCAGCAATACTGGTTTTTTTATGCATGTAAGACAAGGTGCACTACAGACAGGTAATTTTAATGTTACAAATCCTGTTCCTAATCAAGTAGTATCGATTGATGCAACCAATATTAATAATACAGATGTATGGTTATATAATGTAGATAGTAACGGATTTGAAACAACTTCTTGGACACAACTTTCTTCTACTGAAGGTAATAACATAATATATAATAGTCTCTTTAACCAAATAAGAAATATATTTTCTGTAGAAAGCAGAATTGGCGATAGAATAAATTTAGTTTTTAGTGACGGCGTATTTGGAAATTTGCCAAGCGGTAATTTTAAAATATATTATAGAACAAGTATCAATAAAGCAATAGCAATCACTCCTGGTGCAATTGGTAATATTAATATATCAATTCCGTATCAAAGTAAATCGGGTAGTCAAGAAACTCTTACTGTAGGACTTAGACTTCCATACAGTATAACTAACGGAACAGGCTCCGAAACAAATGCAGAAATAAAAACTAATGCTCCAGCAACTTATTATACACAAAATAGACTTATAACTGCTGAAGATTATAATATAGGACCTTTATCTGTAAGTCAAGAAATTATCAAAACAAAAAGTGTGAATAGAATTTCAAGCGGCATAAGCAGATATCTAGACATAAAAGACCCAAGCGGAAAATACAGTACTACAAAATTGTTTGCAGACGATGGGGTTATTTATAAAGAATTATATGAAACAAAACAAGATTTTACTTTTTCTAGTCAAAGTGACATAGAAGGCGTTATAGTTAATACATTACAAAATGTAATTAGATCTGCAGGAGTACGAAACTATTATGTAAGTGAATTTTCGGATATATTAGTTTCAGATTTAGGAGCCTCGTGGAACAGCTATCAATCTACAACTAATTCTAATTTAGGCACATTAGAAGATATTGACGGAAATAAATTTAAGGTTGGGTCTTTTACTGCTAACAATTTAAAAACTATCAAAAGAGGAACTATATTAAAATTTATTCCGCCAGAAGGTTTTCATTATATGCCAGACGGAAGCTTAATGGCAGGAGAAGCAGATCACCCTGGTAGTTTTTCTTATAAATGGACTCAAGTTTCAACTGTTGTAGACGACGGCACATCTATAAATGAAGAAACTAATGTTGGCGGAATTACACTCACTGATTCTATCCCCTCTGGATCTATATTGACAGAGATAGTACCTGTGTTTAGTACATTTTTCTCAAATGATTTAAAAACACAAATTATTGATCAAGCATTTGCTTATAAAGATTTTGCGTTAAGATATGATAGAAATGAATTTGTATGGAAATTAATTCTAGCTGAAAATATCAATACCATTAGTGATTTTTCACTAGGTAAAGCTGGTGATGTTACAGGGCAAAATTTAGATACAAGTTGGCTTTTGTATTTTAAAACGGATGGCGAAAAATATACAGTCACTACAAGAAATTTAAGATATATTTTTGAAAGTGAAGACGAAGTAAGATTTTTCTTTGATAGTGCTGATAAAATTTATGATCCTAAGACGGGCAAAATTATTCGAGATACAATTAAGGTATTAAATATTAATACAAAACCAGGAACTAATATTCCGTTTACACAGAATTTTGATTGGAATGTAAGTGATGCATATAGAGATAAAGAAGGTTATGTTGATACAAGAAAAATTCAAGTTGAGTTTTTTGATTTAGACAACGATGGCGTAATAGATAATCCAGACCTATTCAATGAAATTGTAGAACCTAATACTAATCCTCAATCTAAATTAATATTTTTAAAACGATATGTAACTACAGATGGCGTAGAAGAGTATAGATATTTTGACAATTCTAATAATACTATACAAGTAAAAACAAATGAAAAGGCAATAGGAGCATATAGTCAATATGACAATCCTATGCAAATATTTTACCTCTTTGAAGAAAAGATATTTAAACAATTAAATGCTACTTTGAATAATTTGAGTGTAATAACAGATTACAAAGCACATACAGGTAGAAATAATATAAAATTTAGTTACACACATGTTGCAGATAGTAATTATAGGATTGATCCTGCTGTAAGTAATATTATTGATACATATTTGTTAACCAAAAATTATGATACAAATATTAGACAAAATAGACAAAAAAA